TATCTTATTTGATTTGCGTTTTGGCAATGATTCGACATAGTGTGTGTAGATGTCGAGAGTAGTTGACGGCTTAGCGTGTCCGAGTTGTTTTTGCACATAGTGGAGTTCGTGACCTGTATATAACAAATTGGTAGCACAGGTATGACGGAGCGAATGAGCCGTAAATCTATCAATTACAAACGGTACACCTTTAGGGTCATACTTACTTTTAGGCTGTCTTTCATAGTCCGAAAAATCGCCGTACTTAATATTAAGGTCTGCCATATAGCTGTTCCATAATCGCCGCCACGCTGTATCACTCATCAGAGTACCTTTTGTGGAAGTCACAACAAAATCATCGGGTTTATGCTCAGGTTGCTTTTTCAGAAAGTCAATAAGAATTTTCGGAACATCTGTAACAGTACGCACTCCCGAAATAGTTTTTGCTCCTTGCTCAATATGCGCCTTACCTTTGGTCACAAGTTTCTGATGAACATCTATTGTTCGTTCGGTTAGGTTTATATCTCGCCATTGCAAGCCGAGGCATTCGCCCAGTCGCAAACCTGCAAACATCATTATCATTGCAGGTAACTGTGCACGGTGTTCTGTTGATACCACCCACAATTGTTCCTGTGCGGTCAATGCTCGTCGTTCTGAGGTTTTTGCGTCACGGGGTATCTCTATGTATTGTGCAGGTGAAAATTCGATTACACGGTTTTCTATGGCATAATTGAACACCTGCCTTACTGCACCACGCCAATCACGCAAAGTCTTTTTTGCGGTCGGCTTGCCTGTGTGTGAATTGCAAGCGTATTCGTCAAGAATTATCTGCTGAAAGTCGGATTTGACAAGTTTGTTAATCGGTCGGTCATTCAGGGCAGAGAAGTGGCTCAGATAAATTGAATAGGTCTTGTACTGCCCCTCGGAAAGTATGGATTTTTTGTAGGCAAGCCATAAGTTAACGAGTTTGCCCCATTTCATTCCTGTGTTTAGTACATCCATACCCTTGCCAATTTGTAACTTGATAAGCTGTGCCTTTTCTTCAACCTCTTTGACAGAGTAACCGTTGACGGTTTTATATTTGCGTTTGCCGTCCTCGTCTTTGCCAAGATATACAGACTTTTGATAGCGTCCGTCTGCACGCTTTTTAAGTTTTGTTTTTGCCATAATATATACACTCCTTTTGCTTAAAAAAGGGTGCAAAAATCCCTTGTGCTTTAAATTACTTGAAAAACACAAGGGATTGTGATACAATTATCTTGCATTAAACTGCATCATCTGCACCCTGTGTAGGTGATTCCGCTCTGTTCGAGGACCAGTCGAGCAGGGCGGATTTTTTTATTTTGGTTTATTCTAAGCTACACTTGGCTTATAGTTTACGATAGCAACCTCAGTAAGGGAATTTTTGAGGTTGTCAATAATCTGTTCAATCTCTCTTAATACAGTACCGTTGTAGGATACTTCTCCGCACTGACTGCACTTTGAACAAGGAACATTGCGAATGATGACAATGCAGTTGCCCAAATCCTCAACATAGGTTGTTGTGCTGTCAACCATATCACCTTTACAATAAAAGCAAGTCATAGTTATTGCTCCTTTCTTGTTTTAAAATCACTTTCCCATTTATCGGGGCTTGGTTCGTATGCTGTGATTATCCATAGAAGATTGTTTCCGACACCTGCCACCACATGAAGAGGTTTGCCAACCTTACACTCAAGTACGAGAGCAGACGGATAAGGAAAATCATTGGGATAATCCTCGATAATATCACCGTACATAATACAACGCTTTATATCGTCAAGTTTAATTTTTCGTTCTCTGCACCGCTTGAAAACATGATCTGTCATTTGTATGTTTTCATCTCTGCAAAGCAAACGCATTTGCTCAATATTCAATAGTATGCCCTCTTTCGTATGTTAGTTATTCTATGTTGCTTATTTAATCGGCAGACCATGGTTGTCGGTGTATGGGGCTTACTGCAAAGCCTTACTTACTTCTTTTACAAGACCGAGGATTTGAACACGGGTGACGTCGTTATTTTTGAACACTCGTGGGGGATAGTAGGGGTTGACTGAATGCAACTCAACGGTGTTATCGTTGTAAAGGATCTTTTTAACAACAGCCTCTTCATCGTCAACGAGGACTGCGGCAATCTGACCGCTGTCAACGGAAGATTGTTTTTTAATAAGAATTTTACTGCCGTCATCAATCAGAGGGCTCATAGAATCACCGTGAACATTTATCCATATATATTTATCCTGTTCCGACGGACAGGTGATGTATGTAGGCATATAGTCAACAGGCACATCCTGAGCTATCACTCCGAACCCTGCCGAAATGCTGTCATATACCGGTCGCATAAATACATTTGTTTGCGGAAGGGGAACAGCCTGTTCTTTATCTTCCCAGCCCATTATAAGAGCAGGTGATACAGAGAGATAATCAGCTATCAACTCTATTTTATCAGAAGGTATATTTGTTATTATGTTGTTTTCATATTTATATAATGTTTGTTTGCTGATTTTACAGGCATTAGCAAGATCAGTTTGGGATATAGCATTATCTTGTCTTATCTTTTTTATTCTTTCACCTACGGTCATACTATCACCTTTTTTATTTATGATTTCTTCTTTGTCATCATTATATAACGCAAAAAGTAACTTGTCAAGAAAATATTTTCTAAAAAATAGTAAAAAATATCTTGACAAGTTACAATACAGTCGCTATAATAAGAGTATCCTAAAAAGTTACGGAGGTGATAACGGTGCTTAACACAAATGAGCTTAAAGCGGCAATGGTAAGAAAGGGTCTTACTCAGAAAGATGTCGCTGATAGTCTGAATATTTCTGCGAAAACGCTCAGTAACAGGATTTCAAGAGGTGTTTTTGGCAGTGATGAAATTGAATGTCTTATGAAACTTCTTGACATCACTGACCCTATGCCTATTTTTTTTGCAAAAGCAGTAACTTAAAAAGTTACTTGCAATCAAAACTAAGGGGGTGAGAAAATGGGATTTTTTAATAATTTATTCAACATAAAAAAAGCACCAACAGTCACCAAGACTGTCAGTGCACCTTATGTTCCGCCTTATCCTTTAGAAAAAGATTTTTATACTTTTGATAAGGTAGAGTGGAGCGGAGCGTTACCACCTCATTCAATGACACTTTCTTTTGTACTTCCTTATTCCGATTGGTGCGAATTTGAAAAGTCAGACCTTTATCGAGATTTGGAGAATTATCTTCAGGAATTACAAAAACGAGGTAACCCGAATGAGAATGTAGGCACTCAAGATTGATAGGCAGATGTTCATTGTATGTCGGAACATACTCATCAACACCTTTTGCCTTGTGATGATAAGAATTAACTTCGTGGGTGTTGTAATCTTCAGTGTACTCTATGCCGTTCAGAACTAATTGAATGTCGGTAACAGAAATAGGCAGTTGCGATTTATTGTTAAGTTTATAATGAATGAAAAGTCTTTTCTTTCCCTGCACGCCTAATTTGTATGCGTATTCAAGCATTGTGATTTCCAAATTCACTTTGTGCGAAACAAAATAGTTAATCAGGTTTATTAAAGATATTAAAAAGCCTGCAATGCCTAAAATACCACTAATTATTACCCACATATAATCAGCTCCTTTGCTCGATTATAACATTCGCAAAAGATATTTGCAACACAATCAATAATACCACAATCACAGTCCCATTAAACGGACTATGCAACCCAACCAAAACTAAGGGGGTGAGATAAGGTGTTTATCCTTGAATGGTTAATGAAACACCCGATTTTTACATCTATTGCAGTATCCCTGATATCATCAGTGTTATCAGCGTTATTAGTATGCTTGATAGTGTTGACACGATGACGGGTATTGCTACGGAGTTTATCAAAAACTCTTTAATCTTCGTTCTTTCGTGTTCTTTATAATTAAACAATTTATAACTCGGAACAAAATGAACCGTGTCTTCTATTGAAGTTTGAAATGAATCAAAGAAACCTAATTTATTCAATCTCTGACAGCAATAGCGTATTTCAATCTTGCTGAAATTTAGGTGTTTTTGTAAATCTATTGTTTGAATAGTTCTTTCGTCAGGATAATATTTTAAACAGCATTTTACAATCTTTCTGCATTTCTTATCAAGCATATGTACCACTCCTTTGTTTAATATTACCATACAAGGTCGTTTAAAACAATAACACATTGCTTTATTCACAGAAAACAGCGTAAGGAGATGATTTATATGGCTAACACTCATACAGACGAAATTTTCAATGTGTACGGTGCACTTGACAACCTTAACAAACGAATGAAAATCGTTGAGGAAAAAGTTCCTGATTACACGGCGGATATGCTTGAAGTTTACCGAAATCTCGGTGCTCTTACAAAGCGTATCGCAGAACTTGAAAACCTTATAAACAAGAAAACTACCACGCTGAAAAGAGGTGAAGAAAGATGGAAGTAATAATAATTTTAGGACTGCTAATGCTTTGCACAGCTTTTGTTTCAGCAGTATTAGCAATAAAAATAGTAGCCGCCCATTTGTATAAAACAATAGACAGCTACCTTGATAAGCACGACACTCAAATTATGGATCTGATTAAGTGGGCAAAGGACGAAGACAAACATCAATGAACGCTTTTCCAACAGGAGTAAGTTTTGCAACTCCTTTCTGTAAATCAAATTTTTGATTACCGTTATTTGATTTGTTTGTGGCTTCTATTTGATTTTTGAAATCTACTACTATAGGTAAAGAATCAAAAATCTTATAGGCTGAATCAAGCGTAGCTGATGTTGAATCAGTCGAAATCGTTTCAGACAAAATTACCAACGAAAATTAAGGAGGTGTACATATGCCGAGAGAAAGACCTATCATCAATTGGGATGAAGTGCCGGTGATAATTGATGTGCCGTATGTGGCACGGTTGTTGGCACTCAATGTTGATTACACAACACGGCTTGCACAAAGGGGCGTTCTTCCTGCCCACAAAATCGGAAAGCTTTGGCGATTTGATAAGGAAGAAATCAGACAATACATAAAGGAGCATTAAAAATGGCATTTAAAGATTTAGAAACAAAAAGGTCGCTTAGAAAAAAGTACCGTGACAGCAAAGACCAGCTTAAATACACGCAAAAAAGTCTTGCAAGCACCGAGCAGGAGCGTGACATTGCGAACAGCCGTCTTGAAAAAACAAAAGCAAAGCTTAACAAGGTGACAGCCTTATATGTTGCCGAAAGAGCGAAAAACGCAGAACTTGCCCGCAAGCTCAAAGTCCTTGAAACGCCTGAATCCGAAGCATTCAATTTTGAATGTGTGGGTGTCAGTAAATGAAAAAGGGGACAACAGTCGAAAGCGGATATGATGTTGAGGGACGCTGGTGTCTGAAACTCAAAAAAGCTAAAGGCAAGTTTACGCTCGACGAAATAATTGAAGCGGCGAAAGAATGGGAAGAAGATTACTATGCCGTGATTATTAAAGCAATGGGCGATGAGACAGCACAGTATTACGATGATGACCTTGAGGGGGATTACGTGACGCTATATCGTGCTACAGATTTTATAAGCAAGGAGGTGTAACCGATGAAAAGATTAACTTTAAATCAAGACAGCGAAATCAAGGTTAAGGATATCTACGGCAAAATGCACGACTGCAAAGATGTCCCGAGGGAGTTTTATGGCTGCATTCGCAAACTTTACGACTATGAAAATACAGGGTTCAATCCCGAAGAAATTGAAATAATTGTAGAAGCTCTTGAAGATATGCGTGACAAGCTGTATAAAGCAAACAACCCAAATGCATACAGTGTGAGCAACTGTTGTAAAACCCTTAACACTATTCTTAAAGTAAGGGAAAAAAGAAAAATCCGCTGAAGCTCTGCAAAGCCTCAACGGATAAAGAAAAATACCTTAATTAAATGATAGACAATTTTAAGCGAATTGTCAAGGAGGACTTTAATATGTCAGTAAAAATATCAGCTTTTGAAATCGAAAATGTAAAAAGAGTAAAGGCGGTTGCTTATGAACCGACCGAAAACGGACTTACCGTGTTGGGCGGTAAAAACGGACAGGGCAAGACATCTGTTCTTGACGCAATTGCGTGGGCTCTCGGCGGTAATCGTTTCGCTCCGTCTGCTCCGTACCGTGAGGGTTCAACAATTCCGCCACATCTCAAAATCAAGCTCTCAAACGGTATTGTTGTGGAGCGCAGCGGTAAGAACAGCAGTCTTAAAGTAATTGACACCGCAGGCAACAAAGGCGGACAGGCTTTGCTTGACGCATTTGTCAGTAACTTTGCTCTTGATCTGCCTAAATTTATGAATGCAACCGGCAAGGAAAAGGCTGACACGCTCTTGCAGATTATCGGTGTAGGCAACAGAGTTTACGAGCTTGAAACGCAGGAAACACAGGTGTATAACGAGCGCCGTGCTATCGGTCAGATTGCAGACCAAAAGAAAAAGTTCGCCGCCGAAATGCCCGAATACGAAGGCGTGCCGAATGAACCTGTGTCAGCCTCGGAGCTTATCAATAAACAACAGGAAATTCTTGCACGCAACGGTGAAAATAACCGCCTGAGAGCAGAAAAAGATAACCTTGAAAGCCGTGCCAACAATTTGCAGAGTGAAATCAACAGGCTTAACGAGGATTTGAGAAAATACAATTCCGAACTTACAAAAGTGCTTGCACAGCTTGAACGGAGCAGAAAGACCGTTGCCGAACTGCACGATGAAAGCACGGCAGAGCTTGAAAGAAACATTACCGAGATTGACGAAATTAACCGCAAAGTCAGAGCCAACCTCGATAAAGCGAAAGCTGATGAGGACGCAAAGGAATATTACGGCAAGTACGCCGATATGACGGCACAGCTTGAAGAAATCCGCAAAACAAAATATGACTTGCTCAACAACGCAAACTTGCCCCTTGACGGCTTATCTGTTGAAAAGGGCGAGCTTACATATAACGGTTTTAAGTGGGACAACATGAGCGGTTCGGAACAGCTTCGTGTCGCTACGGCAATTGTTCGCAAGCTCAATCCCGAATGCGGATTTGTCCTGCTTGACAAGCTCGAACAAATGGATACCGACACACTCAAAGACTTTGCAAAATGGCTTGAATCAGAGGGATTGCAGGCTATTGCAACAAGAGTTTCAAACGGCGATGAATGTTCAATAATCATTGAGGACGGCTATATTAAGTCCGAAACAACCGTACCTGTTACAACACCGACTTGGACAGAAGGAGAGTTTTAATTATGGCTACAAGAACTACAGCTAAAACAACAGCAAAAACAAATACAAATGAATGTGTAATCAAATGCAATCCGCACAGAGAGCTTGCCTGCGGTTATACCAAGGTCAAGATTATGCCTGAAAACTATTCAAGAATTGTTTTGATTGCAGGTATGACAGGCAAGTCAATACAGGATTTGACAAACGAACTGCTCAACTACGCAATCGACTATGTTGTCATTGATGTTGACGGCAATAAAATCAATTTTTCAGATGTACAGGGGGTAAGATAATGAACATCACAAGAGGTAAAATCAAGTCGGCTCAAAAGGTTGTAATTTACGGTCCCGAGGGTATCGGCAAGTCAACTTTTGCTTCGCAGTTTCCGAATCCTCTGTTTATCGACACGGAGGGCAGCACAAAAAACCTTGATGTTGCGAGAATGGATAAGCCGACATCGTGGACCATGCTAAAGAGTCAGCTTGAATATATCAAAAGCAATCCGACTGTATGCAAGACGGTTGTTATTGATACAATCGACTGGGCAGAACAGCTTTGTATTGATGATATTTGCTCAAAGTACGGCAAAAAAGGTATTGAAGATTTCGGTTACGGAAACGGATATGTTTACGAAAAAGAGGAGTTCGGCAGATTTTTGAACAGCCTTGAAGATTTGATTGACAGGGGTATAAATGTTGTGCTCACCGCACATGCACAGCTCCGCAAGTTTTCACAGCCTGATGAAATCGGCGAGTATGACCGTTGGGAGCTAAAACTCGGCAAAAAGACTGCTTCACAGATTTCTCCGCTTGTAAAAGAATGGGCGGATATGGTACTTTTCGCAAACTATAAAACAGTAGCGGTAGCAACCGACAAAGACGGCAGAAAATACAAGGCACAAGGCGGTGGAAGAGTAATGTACACGCTGCATCATCCTTGTTGGGACGCAAAGAACCGTCACGGCCTGCCCGAAGAAATGGATTTTAGCTACGCAGGCATTGCCCATATTTTTAGTGATGTTGCACCTGTAAATATCACCACTGTTACGCAGAATCCGACCCCTCAGCCACCTAAGGCAGAGCCTGCGACACAGCCTGTGCCACAACCTGCACAGATTGAAAAAGCTCCCGAGCCTTTACCGCCTGCACCTATGCCACAGAATGACAAGTCTGTCAATATTCCTGAGGGCATACCAAAAGCTCTTGCCGACCTTATGAGAGCTAACGGTGTTGACGAAAGCGAAATCAGACAGGCGGTGTTTACACAGGGACACTACCCTTATGATACACCAATCACAAACTATGACCCACGATTTATTAACGGTTGCCTTGTGGGAGCGTGGAATAAGGTATTCGAAGTGATACAGAGCAACCGTGACTTACCGTTTTAATAAGAAAGGAAGATGTATAAATGGATAGAGAATTTGGTTGGAACGACGAAATAACCGAAGAGGGCGGAAATTATGAACCGCTCCCCGAGGGTGATTATGATTTTACAGTAGCAAAGGTTGAGCGTGCTCGCTCACAGGGTAAAGGTAAACTGCCACCATGCAATATGGCAAAAGTGACTTTTGATGTGTGGGGAGCAGATGACAAGCGAGAAATTACAGTTAATTTCGTACTGCACTCCTCGCTTGAATGGAAACTGTCACAGCTCTTTTTGTCCGTGTCAATGAAAAAACACGGCGAACCGCTCCGTATGGACTGGACAGGCATTATCGGTAAAAAAGGTAAATGTCAGGTTATCATCCGCAAATATGTGAAGAATGACGGCACAGAGGGCGTAACAAATGACATCAAGTATTTTTATGCCTACGATGAACAGGTGACAACGATATCGCCTGCCGTAGCACAGTCTGCACCTCAGCAGTATGTACAGCCTACATATCCGCCACAGTATAACACACAGCCTGCAACGCCAAATACTGCGATGCCGAATAACTGGACACCGGGTAGCTTTTAATGCAACTTCGACCGTATCAGAACGAAGCAAAGAATGCCGTTTTCTCCGAGTGGGAAAGCGGCAATTTAAAAACATTACTTGTCTTGCCTACAGGCTGTGGCAAGACGATAGTTTTTGCAAAAATCACCGAAGAATGTGTCCGTCGAGGTGACAGGGTGTTGATACTTGCTCATCGTGGAGAATTGCTCGACCAAGCGGCGGACAAAATTCAAAAAGCAACAGGGCTTAATTCGTCAGTCGAAAAAGCCGAGCAAAGTTGCATAGGTTCGTGGAACAGGGTTGTTGTAGGCTCTGTACAGACGCTTATGCGTGAGAAAAGACTGTCAAACTTTGACAGCGATTATTTCGACACAATCATTATTGATGAAGCACATCACTCAATCAGCGACAGCTATCAGCGTGTGCTTGAGCATTTTGACAATGCAAAAGTGTTGGGTGTTACAGCAACACCCGACCGAGGAGATATGAAAAATTTAGGAACAGTATTTGATTCGCTTGCGTATGAATACACACTCCCTAAGGCTATCAAAGAGGGGTATCTGTCACCGATTAAAGCCGTAACAATACCGCTTACACTTGACCTTTCGGGAGTTGCCACACAGGCAGGAGATTTTAAAGCAAGCGACATTGACACGGCACTTGATCCGTATCTTTATCAGATTGCCGAGGAAATGAAAAAATACTGTAAGAACCGTAAAACTGTTGTGTTTTTACCTCTTGTAAAAACATCGCAGAAATTTAGAGATATTTTGAACGAAAAAGGCTTTAAAGCGGCAGAGGTAAACGGTAACAGCGAGGACAGAGCAGAGATATTGCAGGACTTTGAAAACGATAAATACAATGTCTTGTGTAACTCAATGCTTTTAACCGAGGGTTGGGACTGCCCAAGTGTTGACTGCGTTGTTGTTTTAAGACCTACAAAGGTGCGTGGGCTTTACTGCCAAATGGTCGGCAGAGGTACAAGACTTGCTCCAAACAAGACGGAGCTTTTGCTACTCGACTTTTTGTGGCATACAGAGCGACACGAGCTTTGCAGACCTGCACATCTCATTTGCGACAATGAAGAAGTCGCACAAAAAATGACAGAAAACTTATCAGAACAGGCAGGTTATCCGATTGACATTGAAGAAGCGGAGGAAAAAGCAAGTGAAGATGTTGTTGCTCAGCGTGAAGAAGCGCTTGCAAATCAGCTTGCGGAAATGCGAACACGCAAACGCAAACTTGTAGATCCGTTGCAGTACGAAATGTCAATTCAGGCGCAGGACCTTGCAGGATATGTTCCGGCATTCGGCTGGGAGTGTTCTCCGCCTACAGACAAACAGAAAGCAAAGCTTGAAAAGCTCGGAATATTCCCTGATGAAATTCAGAGTGCCGGCAAAGCAAAACTTATTCTTGACAGGCTCGAAAAGCGAAGAATTGAGGGCTTAACCACACCTAAACAAATCCGTATGCTTGAAAGCAGAGGTTTTCAGCACGTGGGCAAATGGCAGTTTGACGAAGCGTCAGCCTTGATTTCAAGGATTGCCGCAAACGGTTGGAGAACTCCGAAAAACATTAACCCGAAAACATATGTACCGCAAAGCGAGGTGAATACGGTTGGACTTACTTAATGCACTTGAATACATCAGTCCGTCAGAGCTTGACTACCAAGACTGGGTAAATGTCGGAATGGCACTCAAACAAGAGGGATACAGCGTAAAGGACTGGGACGATTGGAGCAGAGCAGACAGCCGATATCACAACGGTGAGTGTGAAAAGAAATGGCAGAGCTTTAACGGCTCTGCCTCACCTGTCACAGCAGGCACGATAGTTCAAATGGCAAAAGACAGAGGTATGACTTTCCGTGAATCGAAAGAACTCGGCTGGAATGATGAAATTGCTTTTGAACAGGGCGATATTGGAGTAACAGCCTGTGAGGGTGTAAAGTTTCACGAGCCTGCAAACTGGAATCCTGTGAATGAAATCGTAACCTACCTTGAAACCCTCTTTGACAGCTCCGAAAATGTCGGCTATGTAACCGAAACTTGGGAGAAGAACGATAACGGCAAGGTTAAATATCTGCCCACAAAGGGCAGTTGTGACCGTACAGCAGGTGAGCTTATTGCCGCCCTTAACAATTGTGACGGTGATATTTCAAATGTATTTGGCGATTACAAACCCGAGGCAGGAGCGTGGATAAGGTTTAATCCGTTGGACGGTAAGGGTGTTAAAAACGAGAATGTAACCGATTATCGTTACGCTCTGGTGGAATCTGATTGTATGGCTCTTGAAGAACAAAATGCAATCATCAGAGAGCTTGAGCTGCCTGTTGCGGTGCTTGTTTATTCGGGCGGAAAATCAGTCCACGCTATTGTTAAGATTGATGCCGCAAACTATGACGAATACCGCAAAAGGGTTGATTATCTCTACAATGTATGCCATAAAAACGGCTTTGAAATCGACAAGCAGAACCGCAATCCGTCAAGATTGAGCCGTATGCCCGGTGTTATCCGCGACGGCAAAAAGCAGTTTAT